ATGACTGCTTCCAGAGCTTTACACTTTGGAGTCAAAAGGATGCGGAATCCCACTGCCCATTTGACAGTGGAGGGTGAAATCGAACCAATGACAGTTGGCAAACCAGAAGTGATTTATCTGGCAAAGACACCCGAAGAAGCATCGGCAGTCCCTACAGTGGAAATGGCATCAATGTCAATTGACAGTTCAGTCCCTGATGTGCGACCTTCAACTCCCTCACCTGGTGTGGCTTCATCAGTTCCAGCTCCACCACCTCCTCCCCCTGTTGAACCTGAATACCCGACCTTTGAAAAATTGGCCATGCAATTTGGTCCATTGGTTCATAGAGACAATAAGACTTTCATCAAACAATTGGAGGCGGTGAAAATCAAACCCTTCTTGACATCGTCAGTTGATCAAGAATTGAGCCATCACCCAGTGTCACATGCAGTGAGAGAAGTCCTAACTGTCAGAGCAATGGGCTTCTTAAGGGAGACTTCAAACCTAGTGGTTTCTCTCTATGGGCATCATCGTGATTATCATTTGGCCCAAAAATTGAATGCACGAGTTGATCCAACTCGCACTCTCAATGTGAGACTATATCGACCAATCATGGAAGGACGTGATATCCTCCGAGCTTCTGAAGTTCCAGTAGAGGCAACCATTGATGATGATGAGTTGCAGAACCAAACTGGCTATCTTACAGTTGATTGGTACAATGGCTTCACACCTGATCGAGTCGCTTTTTTAATGAGAGAAGATGGACATAGCACCCTGGTTTGGATAGGACAATGTTTCCTCGGTGATGCCGGCACTGTTTTTAATGAAGGAGGATGGTATCGTGATCAGAACAAAAAGATACATTTTAGATCTGACATAACTTTGGCTGAAGGCCCCACACATGATCCATGTGATTGGATTTGGCAAACTTCACAGCATACCATTGATGAACGTGTAAAGTTGACTTGGGTTGAGAAAACTGCCATAGGTTGCATGCACCTGATCGTCTTCCAGATCGTGCCAATACCTCCATTAACTGCCCCCATGACTGTTCCCCCAGCTTTCAA